GCGAGATGATGGCAATGCACATCATGTGTGGCATCGCCCCTACTCAATTTACTCCTAAGTACGGTGCGGAGCAGGCAGTGTCGTATGCCGACGCCCTGTTGGCTGAGCTGGGAAAGGGGGGGCGCGTCATGACCCGAGAAAACGAAATGCTCGCCCTGCTGGAGAGCCGCGAAGCCGAGGCCAACGCCGAGGCCGAGTGGATCGCCGATTGGTGTGACGCAAACCGCCCTCTGCTTCTGGCCGGGATGCTTGAAACCGACCCAGCCACCCTGCTGGGCGAGCTCAACGCCGACCAGCACCGCCACTACAACCAGGCTATCTGGCTGATGATGAACGACGGCGAGCAAGCGCCGCTGATGCAGTTCATTGACCAGGTGGTCGATGCCGGGCTGGCAGAGCTGGCCAAGGAAGCATGGGGTTATCACCTCGCCGCCCTGCACGACGCCATGAGCGAGGAGCAGTTTGAGCAATACCAGCACAGGAGCGCAGCATGAACGCCGCCGTAGATACCAGCCTGGCCCTGCCGCAAGGTCTGGTGCTGGGCCTCTCCAACGAGGAGTACCACTCCGGCCCCGGCATCAGCAAATCCCAGCTCGACGACATCGCCGAGAGCCCAGCCACCTACATCTGGCGCAAGAGCGCGCCGGTCGATGAGGAAAAGCTCAAGGCGCTGGACATGGGCACCGCCCTGCACTGCCTGCTGCTGGAGCCGGAAGAGTTCAAGGATCGATTCATCATCGCCCCTGAGTTCAACCGCCGCACCAACGCAGGCAAGGAGGAGGAGAAGGAGTTCATGGCCAACTGCTCCGAGCTTGGCAAGACCATTCTCTCGTTCGAGGATGACCGCAAGCTGCAACTGATGCGCGAAAGCGTGTTCGCCCACCCAGACGCCAGATGGTTTCTGGAGCAAGACGGCATCTGTGAGGGGTCGCTGTACTGGACTGACCGCGAGACAGAGGAGCTTTGCCGCTGCCGACCAGACAAGAAGCTCAACAACTTCCCAATTCTGGCAGACGTGAAGAAGGTGGACGACATGGGCCGCTTCGAGCGCCACGTCGAGGAGTTCCGCTACCACGTTCAGGACGCCATGTACTCCGACGGCTTTCGCGAAATTTACGACGAGATCCCGGACTTCATCTTTATCGCGGTCAGCTCATCCATTGAGTGCGGCCGCTACCCGGTGCGGGTTCGCCCGCTGGAGCAGGAGTGGAAAGAGGCTGGCAAAGACCTCTACCGCCGCGACCTGCGCAAATTCCACGAGTGCCGCGTCAACAACGACTGGCACGACCTGATACCACTTACCCGCCCGGCATGGGCAAGGAGAGCAGCGTGAACAATACCCAGATTGCCGAGTACGGCAGCCAGCAAACAGCAGCAGCCCCGCAAGGCATGGGGCAAAACCTCACTCTCGACGTGGCCAGCATGAACTCCATGGTGAGCCTCGCCAACATCATGGCCACCGGCAAGGCAACCATCCCGCAGGAATACCGCAACAGCCCGGGCGACTGCTTGGCGGTGGTGATGCAGGCGGTACAGTGGGGGATGAACCCGTTCGCTGTGGCGCAAAAGACCCACTTCGTATCCGGCAAGATTGGCTATGAGGCGCAGCTGGTCAACGCCGTGATCACCGCCCTCGCCCCCACCAAAGACCGGCTCCACTTCGAATGGTTCGGGGATTGGAGCAAGGTGATCGGCAAGTTCGATATCAAGAAGAACCAGGATGGCAAGGAGTGCCGCCAGCCAGGCTGGGCACTGAAAGATGAAGAGGGGCTTGGCATCAAGGTGTGGGCCACCATCAAGGGTGAGGATGAGCCACGGATGCTGGAGCTGTACTTGGCTCAGGCGCGCACCCGCAACTCCACGCTCTGGGCTGATGACCCTCGCCAGCAGCTGGCCTATCTGGCCACCAAGCGCTGGGCTCGCCTCTACTGTCCGGACGTCATCATGGGCGTCTACACGCCGGACGAGTTCGAAGGTGAGCGGGTCGAGCGCGATGTAACGCCGCCATCGTCTGGCAATCGCACTCTCGACGCCATGCGTACACAGCGACCGGTGATTGAAGCTGAGCCGCAGCAACATGCTGAACCGCACATCGAAACGGTCGAGCAAGTTGACCACGCCAGCGCCTACGCCGACCACAGCGCCGCCATCGAGGGCGCATCCTCCGGCGAGGAATGGCAACGAGCCTACACCGCCGCGTGGGAGTGGGCTAACGGCACCGGCGACCCGCAGATAGTCAAAGGCATCAAGCAGATCGCTGGCGAGCGAAAGCGCCAACTTGACCAGCCGCAAGCGTAACCAACCACTTCAACCCATCCAGCCCGCCAACCAGCGGGCTTTTTTATGGCCGAGCGCCACAAGGACCCCGACATGACCGAACAAGCCAAGACCGACACCGCCCAGACCCAGCTGGTTGTCATCGAACCCACCACCGCCGTCGCCCTGTTTACCGAGGGCCAGGGCATCGCCGAGCTGCTGGCCGATATCCGCCAGAAGGCAACCAGCCTGGTGCCCGACATCACCACCACCAAGGGCCGCAAGGAGATCGCCAGCGTCGCCTACGCCGTTGCCAAGACCAAAACCTATCTGGAAGGCTTCGGCAAGGAACTGACCGACAAGTACAAGGAGATCCCCAAGCGCATCGATGCGAACCGCAAGGTGCTGCGCGACACCCTGGACGCCCTGAAAGACGAGGTGCGTGCCCCGCTCACCCAGTACGAAGCGGCAGAGGAAGCCCGGGTCGCTGCCCTCAAGGATCGCATGACCGCCTTCGCCGATGCCAAGCAGGCCACCGCAGAGCTGCCGAGCACCGAGCTGGAGCACTATCTGCAGCAGATTGAAGCGATCGCCATCGACGACAGCTGGGAAGAGATGACCGCCCAGGCTGGTGTGGCCAAGGACGCCGCCGTGCTGCACCTGCGCACAGTCATCGAGAAGGCAAAAGAGCGTGAAGCGCAAGCCGCCGAGCTGGAGCGCCTGCGCCAAGCACAGGCAGCCCGCGAGCAGGAAGATCGTGAGCGTCGCATCGCAGAGCAGGCCGCAGCAGCCGAAGCCCAACGCCAAGAGCAGGCCCGCCTCGATGCCGAGCGCCGCGAACGCGAAGCCAAAGAGCGCGAGCAACAGGCAATCCGCGATGCCGAAGCCGCAGAGCTGGCCCGCCAGCAGGCAGAGGCCCGCCGTATTGCCGAAGCTGAGCAGGCAGAGCAGCGCCGCTTGCAGGCCGAAGAGAATGCCCGCCGCCAAGCCGAAGAGGCTGCAGCACGCGCCGCCGAGCAAGAGCGTCAGCGCATCGAGAATGAGCAACGCCTGAAAGCTGAAGAAGATGCCCGCCGTGCAGCAGACCGCGCCCACCGCGGCCGCATCAACAGTGCCATCGTGATGGACTTGATGGGGATGGGGCTCTCTGAGGATTTCGCCATGAACCTCGTCAAGCACATCGCCAGCAACAAGATCGAGCACCTGAGCATCAACTACTAATCCTGATAGCCCCGCCGCCAACGGGGCTTTCTCTTTCCCAACAGGACCCGAACCATGACCACCGAACTGAACCCCAGCGAGGCGACCAGTCTCGCCCTGCACACCCTCACCAGCCAGATCAGCAACATCCTGCTGATGCCGGATGGCCCGGCCAAGGCCGCCATTGGCAGCTTCGAAACCCTGCTCACCGCCAACCTGACCATGATCAGCGAGGCCGCCAACGCCCACATCAACGAGTTCAATGTCCTAGTCGGTGAGCTGGAGGCGCGGGATAGCGAGCTGCTCACCCAGGCCATCCTGGTCAGCGAGCTGCGCCAACAGGCAGCCGAAGCCGAGCAGCGCATTACTACCGCACGACAAGAAGGCGCCACCGGGTTGGAAGCCAAGGCCGACGAGCTCTACAAGGCCCAGCGCGCCCTGAACGACGTCCAGACCAAGTACAGTGCCATGCAGTACACCTCCCGCCAGCTCGAACGCCAGTTGAGCGACCTCAACGCCATGGACCCAGCCGGCATGAAGCGCCGCATCAAGGAGAAGAACGAACTGCTGGAGGATCAGCGCACGGCAATCGCCAAGCACAAGAGCAACGAGGCCGCCTACCGCGCGGAAGTGTTAAAGCTGGAGCGCCGTATCAGTGAGCTGCTGGGCGCCATCAACGAACAGGATCGCGAGCTGGAGCGCCGTCACACCGTCATCATGGAGCTGGAGAGCAGCCGAGCAGCCAAGCTGGTCTGGCACAAACACCTCGCCAACACTTACAAGGGCGAGGATGGCACGCTATGGAACGTCTACCTGGTGGATCACGGCCTGAAATCCAACCACCCCTACCTCATCAACGACCTCAACTGGAAGCTGCACGCAATGAAGTCCGATGGCTCAGGCTGCTCGGTCATGCTGAGCCAGTGGATGAACCCCATCTACCCGGCGCCCTATGGTTCCGGGGCCCCTGATGCCATGACGCAGGACATCTTCGCCTTCATGCAGGAGGCACTGGAGCAGAGTCACCCCCACCTGCAACCCCGCACCGAATGGGCCAAGACGGTCAGCATCCACGAGTGCGGCCTGCCGCCGCGCACCATCAAGCCGCTGGAGGAGGCAGGGATCGACACCCTCTACAAGGTGATGAGCCACCAGGGGAACAAGCTGGACAAGGTGAAGGGGATCGGCGAGAAGCTGGTCGGCCAGATCGTCTACGCCTGCGAGCTCAAAGTGAAGCTGTGGGAGGAGCAGTTTGCAGCTGGCCAGCAACCGGAACAGCACAAGGAGGCAGCGTGAAACCGAAGCTCGAGAACCGCGCCATGCAGGCAATCCTCCGGTATAGCGAGACGCGGCAGGAAGTCGAAAGGCTCACCGGCGAGATCGCGTTTGAGCTGGAGCAGTGCCCGCAGGAGGCCGACTACCCGAAGCGCCCGCATCTGATCGAAGCCTACACGGCTACCACCACTGAGGATCACTATGGCGGCCACCAGTCAGAGCGCCGGCTAACCATCGAGGAGGCCGCCGAATACCTAGACGAAATCGCGAGCAGCGGGATTTGTGGGCACTGCCGAAAGGCCCACACCCTAATCCAGCAGCGCAAAAAGGCGCGGATCCGGCACGGTCGCGCCAAGGCAACCATCACCAAACTTGGCCGAGAGCTCCTTGAGGTAGGTGCAGCAGAGGGGGAGACAGCATGAGCGACTATCGCGGCTCCACCACTCCAGAAGCCACCCGCGACATGACCCAGACACCGCTCTGGCTGTTCCGGGCGCTGGATCTGGAATTCAACTTCGCCCTCGATGCCGCCGCCCTGCCGGAAACGGCGCTCTGCGAGAAGTTCCTGACGCCAGATATCGACGCCCTGAGCGTGGACTGGGGCGACTTTATCAGCCCGTCAGTGCGCTCGCCGTGGGCATGGCTCAACCCACCCTACTCCGATATCGGGCCGTGGGTAGAAAAGGCCATCGAGCAGCAGGGGCGCGGCATCGGCACCGTCATGCTGGTCCCCCAGGACACCAGCACCGAATGGTATCCCGGTATGCGTGCCAGCGAGGTGCGGCACATCACTGGCTACCACGATGCCAATGGCAAATGGCGCAACGGCCGGGTGAGCTTCATCAACAAGGCCACCGGCCAGGAGATGAAGGGCAACCCCAAGGGCTCCATGCTCCTCATCTTCGCCCCAAACTGGCGCGGTGAATGCCGGATCCGCGATGTCAGCAAGCTCACCCTGCTGCTTGCCGGAGCAGAGCCCATCAGCGCTGCCGCCTGATCCCCCCAACCCATCCACCGCTGGCCACACAGAAACGGTGGATAAGTCGAGGAACCCCATGAAAGCCACTGAAAACCCCTACTGCGGCGCAGTAGTCATCGGGTTGGGCGTCGTCATGCCCCATCCCAAGCAGCCCGGCAAGTTCGTCCTGCCCGGCGGTATCACCTGCGATCGGCAAACAACCGAAGAGGCAGCCCGAAAACTTCACGACCTGCAGGCAAAGAAAGCCCGCATCTAACCCACCAAAGGACCCGACCATGAACCATTCCGTTATCAAGTCTGCCAGCATCTACAGCGCCAAGCTCCCGACCATCGCCGCCATGCGTGAACACCTGGCCGAGCTCGCCTTCACCCCGCTCACTGAAAATCAGCTCAGCTGCGCCGGGTTTGACCAAAATCAGGCAACCGGCGAGCTTGTTACCAACCTGCCAGGCGTCGGCTACGCATTCGTCGTGCGCCAAGACACCAAGCTCATTCCGACCAAGATCGTCAACCGCAAGCTCAAAGAGCGCGTTGATGCGCTGATCAGCTCCGGCCTGCGGGAGAAGGTTACTCGCAAAGAGAAACTGGCCATGAAGGACCAACTGATTGTTGAAATGGCCGCCACGGCTGAATATGAAACCACGCTCATCCACGCCCTGTACGACCAGAGCAACGAGTTGCTGTACCTCAACACCACCACCAAGCGCCCGCTCAAGGTGGTCATGCACCTGCTGGTGAAGTGCATGGGTTCCCTCAAGACCCAGACCATCCACATCGACGACATCAAGATGGGGATCAGCAACCGCCTGAAAGACTACCTGACCGATAGCGCAGAGCGTCCTGAAGCGCTCGGCCCCTTCTCCCCGCTCCAGTTCGTCAAGCTCAAGTCTGCCGACACTGCGCAAGAGATGGTGACCTTCAAAGGGATGGATCTCAACGGGGATCGCGCCTCTGATGTGGTTTCCCTACTGGAAGCTGGCTACCAGGTGGAGGAGTTGGAGCTGTGGCACGAACCCATCAGCTTCAAGCTGAACAGTGATTTCAGCCTGCGCGCCATCTCCATGCCTGATTACGACTCCGACGAGGATGTCGAGGATTACGCCCACCACTGGCGCCAGTGCAACGCTGCAAACCTCATCCTGCTGTCGAAGGCCATCACCGACCTCTGCACCATGATGGACTACCAAGCCCCGGCAGAGGAGCAGGCTGCATGAGCAAATACCGCAAGGGGGCGCTCTACATCCGGCGCATGAGGGAGAGCGATGACACGGAGAGCTTCAGAACCGCATTTCGCCTCGCGTTCTACAGCACGCAAATCAAGTCTGGAAAGCACAAGAAGGCGTATGTGCTGGTGCGGCACGGCGACGATAGCGTGTTGGAAGTCGGTCGTAGCCGGGCGGAGATCATGGGGAAAATGATTTTTGGCAACGCCAAGGGCCTGAGCAAACGGCAGGCCATGCGCAAATGGGGGAAGGGGTCATGACCGACATTACCATAACCGACACCAAGGAGGTCTGGGTGGTTTACACCAACACCGACCTCACCGAGGGCCGTGGGCATCAGTACCCGATCCACGTCTGCGGATCACCCGCAACCGCCGCACGCATGTCGATACGCAAGGGCGTCCAGGGGAGCGACGCCCACGTCAGCAAGATGACCGCCGTGAAAGTGCGCGGCAGTTGGCTGGCGCCGGTGAGCATCATCGAGCCCAACGATGCAGATCGCCGCGCTGACGCGCTCAACGCCGAGCGCCTGCGAGTGATGGATAAGGCCCGGGCTGCCGGCCTTACGGACGACGAAATCAGAATGCTGGGGGATGTATGAGCGACAACATCGTTTGGTCTGTTGATGAAGATGGCGCCAGCGGCTGGGAGCATGAGATCGGCGACCTGATCTTATCTCACTCTGAGCTGGAGCCAGGGCGTGTCGTCTTCCGTGGCGTGTGCTCCCCGTTCACTGGTTTCGATCTCGTCAGTGGCGATGACATCGCCGAAATGGCAGCCGAAAGAGCCTGGGATGAGTTGGGCGAAATCGGAGAAAATTGGGACTACTCCAAGGAAGCTATCGCCGAGTTGGACAGCCTGATAACCGGATGGCTTGGGAAGCACAACCCGACTGGGTATCAGTTTGTTGAGATGGTGACAGAGTACACCCTGATTAAGGCCGATTTCGAGGAGGCGGGAGCATGAGCGAACACACCAAGGGCCTGCTGCGAGTGGGCCGCCCAGGGGCAGTTGTGGCAGATCACCCCGTACCTGAAATGAGCGGCAGCGATGCGCTCGATTACTACGGCGGCCACATGGTCGCCGAGTCCGTCACCCCAGCCAACGCCAGCCGCATTGTCGCCTGCTGGAATGCCTGTCTCGGGCTGCCCACGGACGAGCTGGAGCAGAGGGGGCTGGCTTCCGCCTTCGGTAACCAGCTACTCCATGCGGAGAGGCAGCGCGATGTGCTGCTCGAGGCGCTCAATGGCGTGCTGGGCGTGATGAACAACAGCCAGGGGGTGGCCGGTTGGCACCAGAACGGCGCCATTGCTACCTGGGACGAGCTGCTGCCGGAGGTGGCCACTGCCCTCGAATTTGTGGAAGGAGAGCAATCGTGAAGCGGCATGAGAACAGGGAATATTCAGATCGCATCAGGGCTAGTAACCCAGCTACATCAGAGTCAATGGACAGAAGAAAACCTGTGCATGGCGTTGGCGTTAATGACGCCGACTACAACGTATACCCAACGAGAATAAACGGGAAAAGACCTACTTGCTGTCCCGCATACCAGTCATGGGTGGCCATGCTAAATAGGGTTGCATCAGCGAAATACCATAAGCGCTGGCCTACCTACGCTTCAGTGACGGTCTGCAATGAGTGGCTCCGGTTTTCTTCATTCCGGGAATGGTGGATGGAACATCAAGTGGATGGGTGGGAGCTCGACAAAGACCTTCTAACGCCTGGAGAGCGCACTTATTCGCCAGGCAGTTGCATTTACATTCCTGGCTGGCTGAACAGCTTCACCCTGTACCGTTCTGGAGTTGGTAATACGCTTCCTGTTGGGGTCAGCTTGCACAAACTCAGTGGCTTGTACCGAGCTGAATGCTGCCATCCATTTGGGAAAAGAGAATACCTTGGCTACTTTTCATCTCCTGATGAAGCGTACAAAACCTGGCTTGCACGCAAGGTCGAAATAGCCGTCGAGATTAAACCCAAGATTGACGCAGTCGATCCGAGATTGCATGCAGGGGTTCTGGCGATCATCAATGGGCACAGCCATGAGATATCGTGAACCTATCATCCAGCCCGGACTGACCCGCACCGAAGCCGAAGAGACCCGCGCCAGATACCTCCG